GCCCTAGGTGTCAACAGCCGTTTACACGACAGACCAAATAGGCGCGGCCCCGGCTTCCTCCACCTTCACCAGGCCCGCGCCGACCAGGGCGCGCAGCACGGCGGCGAGGCTCTTGGGCTCGATCCCTGGGCGGCCCTTAAGCCCGCTCATGCCCAGGCCCGGCATACCCCGCGTGTCGGCTTCCTGTAGGGCCGCAAGCACGGCCTCTTGAGCCTTCGGCGGGCGACCCTTGCCACCCTTCGGAGGGCCGCTCTCGCCCTCCCCCACGATCAGCGGCGCGGCCTCGATCAGGACCAGGGTGGACAGGTCTTCGCCGTCCTCATCCGTGCCGATCACCACGCGCGCCGCCGTCATGGCGATGTCGTCAAACTCCGCCGCGTCCTTCATCTTGCCATAGGGCGGGCGATTGTAGATCGTCAGGCCATCGCCCATCCGCTCGACAGCGATGGTGCAGTCCAGGGCCGCCGGGAGCGCGCTAGAGCCGCGCATCCCCTTCTCTACGTCCTTGCCCGTGTGGTGGATCACCAGCACACACGCGCCGGTCTCGCGCTTGAGCCGGTCGCACGCCTTCACGAACGCGCCCATGTCGGTCGAGCTGTTCTCGTCGCCCTGCCCGAAGCACCGCGCCAGCGTGTCGAGGATGATCAGGACCGGCGGGGCGTCCATGGTGGCGATCAGCGCCAGCAGCTCGTCAAGCTCGCCCGTGGGCATGGCGACGCCTTGGGGGAGCGTGAGGAAGGGCGCGTCTTCGTCGCCACCCTTGGTCTCAGTCCAGGCGATAGTACGGGGCGCGACGCCCGCTTGCCCCTCGCCGGCCACATACAGGACCGGGCCTTGCTTGACCGGATGGCCCAGCCAATCGCGACCGTTGGCGACGTGCAAGCCGAAGTCGAGGGCGAGGAAGGACTTGTAAGAGGCGAAGGGGCCGACGATGCACGAATAGGACGCTTCCGGCAGGATACCCTTGATCAGCCAGCGGGGCGGCTTCACGGCCCGAAGCTGGCGAAGCGTCAGCAACTTCATTGACCGATCGGCAGCAGGCACCAACACCAGGCCGGGAGAGACTGCCGGCAGCGCGCGCGCCGCGTCCAGCATGGCCAGCACGTCGCGGCCCTCGCCCGCCGCGTCGGCTACGTCCCACTTCGGCTTGACGCCATCAGGGATCGCCACCGGGCAGACGTTGCAGCCCATGCCGCGCAGCCGAACGCCGACCAGCTGCATAAAGCCCTTGCCGGCGTCGTCGTTGTCCGCCCAGGTCAAAACCTGCTTGCCGCGCAACGGCTCTAGATCGGCTTTGTCGAGGATCGTACCCGAGCCGCCCATCAGGGTCGTTGCCGGGACGCCCATGGCCTTGAGCGCGTCGGCGCACTTCTCGCCCTCCACCAGCACCACACAGGCCGCGCCGACTATGCCGGGCAGGTTGTAGAGAGGGCGGACCTCTGGCGACTTCCATTCGCCCGCCGCGTTGCGCTGCAGGAACCGCTTGGAGCCGTCCGACATTTCCCGGCGGATCACCTGGGCCAGGACCGTCCGCCCATCGGCAGACGTGTAAACATGAGTCTGTTCTGAGACCTTGGTGGGCTCTGCGACCTTGGGAGCGCGCGCCCGCTCGGCGGCGACCCGCGCGACAGCTCCCAGGCCGCGCGGCTTGGCCGACATGCCAAGGTGTTGCTCCAGGTCATCCACGGCCCGCCAGAAGCCCGGCCCGGCCCCGTAGCCTTGGCCCATGCACCAGAGCGTAATCAGATCCCCGGAAGTCTCGGCGGCCCCGGCGTTGTGATCGTTCCATTGCCCGGCTTTCTCGCCGGAAAGCTCAATGCACATGCTCTCGCCGGCCGCGCCCGTGGCGTCGCCGATGCGGGCCTCGTGGCCGATGATGCGCGCCGCCGGGAACAGCTCGCGGACAAGCTCAGAGGCGCGGGACTTGAGGGCATGGCGGAGGGTGTCTAGGCGGCGTTCGGTTTCCTGGGGGGTGAAGGGTTGAGGGGCACGTTCGGCGGTGTTGAAGTCGAAGGCCCCTCCGCTCATAGGCTGGCCGGATAGATCAGGGGCGCGCCGCGCACGAGGCATCGGACGCCCCGCGGTAAGACCTGTTCCACGATGCCCGCAAATCCTCCCTGCGCCAGCGCCGCGATGACGTGCAGCGCGTCTTGGTTGGGCCGGCGGGCCACGCGCCCGGCGGGGTCGAACGCCTCCACCTCGCCGCGCTTCCGCAGCTCGGAAAGCTTCTGCTCGATGGCGTTGCGCGTGCGGCCCAGCTGGTCGGCAAGCTCGGTAAGGTTGAGCCCGTCGCCGTCGTCGTAGGCCTCGATCAACTCACGCTCGGTTTCCCAGCCCCAAGCGACGCGGGGCACGACGACGGCAGCGGAACTCATTTGGGCAGGCTCCAGCATCGAGCGGGGAAGTCGCACATAGAGCGACAGACGAAGTGATCGGCGGCGGCGAAGGGGCGCGGCAACAGCTCGCCGGCCTCGGTCGCCTTGACGATGCGGACGGCGCGGTCGGTCATGCGCTGGGCTTCCTCGCCGTCGAACGGAATGGCCAGGTGCATCTGCTCGCCGCTATCGAGGTTCGACACGGTGAACACGGCGTCGTTGGTCAGGTCGGTGTAAGCCTGACAAGTGGCGACCTGGGCGTAATAGACCGGCTTGGCCTTCTTGAGCCCGTCGCGCTCGATAGCGCGATAAGACTTGGCCCCGACGCCTTTGTGTTCCCAGGTCGCCGGGTACTTGAGCCCCGGCACGGTCGGGCCGCCCAGGAACACGCCGTCTCCCTCACCCGAAAATCGGCCGTCTAGCTGGACGAAGCGATAATCCTTAAGGGTGCGAGGGTCGCGCTGCACAAGCTCAAACCCGGCGTCTTTGAACTCAAACCGCGCCCACTCCTCGGTAAGGTGGCCAAGATCGAACTTCCGCAGGGTGTTGGCGCTATGCGCGCGTTCTCGCGGGGCCTTGGCGTATTCAAATTGAATGGCCCGCTCGCACTCTCCGCCGACCGACGACGCGCCGACGTAATGGCGGGCCGGTTGCCGCGAATTCTTGCGTTTCATTTGCGCGTCGAGAACATCGGCGAGCCCCTGAGAGAAGACGCTGCGCTTGATCTTGGTGGGGTTCAGGTCGATCACCACGGCACCTCATCGTTGGTGAGGGGCGATCCAGCGAACACCGTGACCGGGAACGGGATGGGGTCGGAGAACGGAATATCGAAGGGGAAGTCACAGGCCTCCCCGGCGGCGACGGCGGCCTCGCGGTGAGCGACCACGCCGGCCAGGAACAGGGTGACGGCCTGGGGCTTGGTCAGGTCTCCGAAGGTGGCGTCAAACGGGAACCCCGCATCGGCCAGCGCGCCGCCGATCTTGGGAAGCGCGGCCTCAACCATGCCGGTGAGCTTGGCGTCGTCCAGATTGAAAACGACGTGTTCGTTTAAACGCCCCGCCGTGTGGCGCTTCATGCGCTCAATGATCCACGACGAGATTACGGCGTGAGTGACCAACTCGGCGTTGGCCAGGTTCGGGAACAGGCCCTTTAACGTCGCGGTCGCGACGGCCAGGGCTTCCGCCTCGTCGGCGTCTACCCCGGCAACGCGCCGGGGTAGAGCCTTCGTTGTGGCGGCCTGTCGGCCCACTAGGCCGCCCAGGAGGGCTTGGAGACCGGCGCGGCGGGCGTATCCGCCTTAGCCGCCGATGCCTGGGTCTGCGCCGAGCCCGGAGCCCGCGTCTGTTGCGGGCCGGGGCTCACATAGTCCCTGTCATCGACCGCAATGGCGATGCTCAAGGTGTTCTTGTCGGCGAACCGATCCCCGTTCGGGATCATCTTGTCTTTGAGCCCGCCCTTCTCGACGCCGATGCGGCAGGGGAAGCGGAGGCCGTCGAGGTCGCCCCAGCCGTTGATTTGACGGCCAGCGACCGCCGCAGGGGTATCGTCACTTGGCTTGATGCCGCGCGCGCTTTCGAGGATGCCCCGGACGTGGCCACGGGTGATCGCGATGGCCTTAGTGTGGTTCTCGGTTCCGTTGCCCTCGACCATGCCGTTCATCCAGAACTTGCGGCGGGAGTTGGGGCCGGCGTCGATGGTGAACTCCATGTCCAGCATCTCCGCCTCGCCGTCCTTGGTGTTCTTGAGCCAGCCGTCGTCGCCGACGCCGCCGGGGCGCAGGGTCAGCGAGACCATGGCCATAGTTCCGGCGGGGATCAGTTCGCCCATGGCGCGGGCCGGCTCTGCGTTGTTGAAGTCTTGAACGCTCATGCTGCTTTCTCGCTCTCTTGTTCGGTGGGTTCGTTTGCGGCCTGGGTGGCGTCAGCGGGGGAGGAGATCGTTGTGGTGATGCTCCCCCGCTGGCGTGACTGATCGGCGGCCTTGGCGATCAGTTTTCCGAGGTGCGGCGGCTCGACATCGTCAAGGCGTCCGCTCCGATCTTTCGCCGGGAAGCCCCAGGCGTTGCCGTACTTCGTGACCAGGGCGCGCACCGGCTCCCCGTCGCCGAAGTCGACAAAGTTCATGGTGATGATCTGATCAACGATGCCCGGCATTTGGCGGTTGATGCCCTGCCCGGCGGTCTGGATTTCCCAATTCATCCGGCCATGGTCATCCTTGACCAAGTCGAGGATCGCCAGCAGCGTCACGTTCATGGAACGGGCGTGCTGCAGCTGGGTGATCCACGCGACGAACTCCCGACCCAGGAGGCCGTAAGCGCCGCGCATGTCGGGCTTG